GCATAGGCTGGTAAGTACCAGTTTAGAGTAGTCATTTTGCACCTATTATAGGGCCTGAGGGCGAATTCGCTATCCTCAGCGGAGTCCACAGCTCCGGGAACAAATCCTCTGTAATAAGGAATATTGTTATTTTTAACCTTCAAAAAACGCAGACCAGCAGCTGTCTGGAAAATGGAGGTGTGGTAATTGTATCGCTTCAAGATTTGTCGAATGCTAGTAATAGCTTCTCCAAGAAAAATATCTGGAGTATAATCTGTTGGCGACAGCGGAGCGGCGATAGTCATTTGTGTTTCCATTGTGACTGGCGCACTGGGATGGTCCGTATCCTCAGCGTCCGCTTGGGTTTCTACACCCGATTGAGGTTCAAAATCCTCAAACCCAGACTGTGGAGTTAGTGATTTCCACGAGTAAGCCTCTAGCGTAGAGGAATCCGGGTTGCCCACTTCAAAATCGTCACACATCTTCGTAAAAACGTTGATGGCAACATCATTATTAATGGTAGAATTAGGTACGGTGAGGTCATTGACCACATAAACCGATACCATACCGTTTGCACGGTTAGTGAAGGGCCCTGTAAGCTTTGTAGTGCTAAAAGGCAAAGGCACAGCGCCAGGAGCCTCCATTGTAAGGTAGGGCCATTTACTAGCCCATCCAATTTTGACTGTAAAATCTTTGCTCTCTGCGATGTCCACAATATAAGTGTACTGAGTATTGTACTCGGAGCCTTGGTCAAAATAGGGGTCGTAAACAATCTTAATACGCCCCTTGTGATAGTTTGAAGCCACCACCTGGAACCTAAATTCCTGTGATCCCCTCCAATAATAAAATGGAAGTGATACCCACGCAGCCGGCGTGAGATGAAGCTCTGGAGGAGTAGTAATATCATTCTCATTCCAGAGTGCAGGCGTAACCTTGCAATTCCACAGGAGTACCTCTGGGACAGTACCAACTGCCCAGGGAAATTGTGTGAGATATGACTCGCGCATTGCGAGCGGCACAATGGCCATCTCATCCATGGACCCCAACCCGACAGTAGTCGGATCAATGGTAAGCTCTTGTTTGCTATCCATGGTAAGCCGCATTGACGTATCCCCGGCGTTTGTATTCGCCATATTACCCACAAATAGTGGTCTAAAGGGGACAATATCGTCAATAATCGCTGGACGCGACATCCCAAAGAGGGACGCCACTCCAGCAACTGCAGATGCAGCCATTTGTGTGGCTTTGGCGTAAGTGCCAATCATAGGAGCGTTCTGCAATGCTCCCGCAGCCTTAGCAATCAGGGAAGCCGGTCGCGAAACCGGACCTTGTCCATATTCATCATTGGACCTACCCATCATACCAGACTGAGGCTCAAACCCCGATTGGGGTGCCAAAGAGCCTGGATCGGTGGATGTTGGAGCGGAGAGTGTTACGTCTTCCGCCCAAGCAAATACAGTTACGGTTACTTGATCTGTAGCTCCGTTAGCATGTTTCAAAGGCTGCATGCTCTGTAAAATACAATCCCCCATCTGTTGCCACTCCTCATCGGGCACTGACAAGTTATTAAACTGCCAGAAAAAGGGAAGTATCATCTCTCCACCTTGAGATGTCGTAGGATCTAAATAAAAATGTGGCCTCTGCGAAGCAGCCACTAGATCTTGTGTGAAAAAAGCGCGGTCAACCGTAAATTGGTCAACATTAAAGCGCGGATTATATGAGCAGATGGCACGACCATAGTGAAAGCCGTTGCCATTAATTATTATTTTAAGGTGTAATTTGCACCGCATCAATGAGTAGTTACTCAGACGATTGAGGACTCTTGTATTTTCAAAAAAGAGGCTCCATGGATTAAATCTCTGGAAAAGCACCGTACCGGTGCCCCAGGAATAAGACGCAATTTTAATTGGGCGTGAAAAGAAATTCTCCAAACCCACGTCATCCATGTCAGCGACGCCGTAAGTAGAATCGGCGTTGCTATCAACCGTGTAATTGTACGCTGGATTTTGGTCCGAAAATGTCACAATCTGCGACTTAAGGTCCTTGGC